TAGAGAACGCTATGGATACTTCTTTTGGTAAACATCAGAACTTTGTTGATATTGATAAGTTCTTCAAGGCTCTAAGTGAAGAAGGCAGTGAGCGCTCATTGAAAGACCCTATTGTTAGTATGCAGCAGTCAGTAATGCGCCTCGTTAATAATGGTGAACGAAATAGAGTCGGTCAGGCTCTCGCTAATCTCACCAAGAAAGACAAGAGTGCTTCTTTACTTATGGAAGTCAAAGGTAGTAGCCCTGCTGGTGCCAAAGGGGTCTTTACTGTTTGGGAAGATGGTAAACAAAAGGCATACCAAGCAATAGCTCCGGGTGTCTATGAGGCTGTTAAAGAAATGGACAGAGGAACTGCGGCGGCTATGAGTAATATTTTAGCAAAAATAGCAACTACAGCCTCCACTACACTACGCATTGGTGCGACCTCTACTCCTGCCTTTACTGTCTGGAACTTCCTACGAGATAGCGTGTTTGCTTCTTTAGCCTCTGAAACTGGCTTAAAACCTATCTTTGGTACCCTTGAAGGTTTCTATAGGCGAGTTGATAAAGAGCTTATGGCTCGTTTTGAAGCGCAGGGTGTCCCCTTCTCTACCTATATTGGTAATAGTAGGGACATCACAAAGAGGCTTCGTGGAGCCGCTGGTGATACCCCTTGGTATAAAGATAACCTTGCGTATAAAGTAGGAGACAAGACCATAAGCACTATGCTTGATTTTAACCAGATGGTAGAAGAAGCTCCTCGTCTTGCTGAGTTTAAAAGAGCGTTAGAACGAGGTTATTCTCCTGAAAAAGCAGGTGCAAAATCCCGTGACCTCACATTGAACTTTGCTAGAGCTGGTACCAAAGGTAGACAAATAAATCGTTATTCTGCTTTCTTTAATGCAACTATTCAAGGCTTTGATAAGTTTTGTAGGTTGATGAACGAAAGACCGAAGGAAACTATTGCTTTTGGCACTGCTTACATTACACTCCCCACCATAGCTCTTTGGAGCCAAAACCACGACAAAGACTGGTATCGTGATATGCCGTTTGATGACAAAATGAAACATTGGTTCTTTGAAGTTGATGGTACAATCTTTAAGATTCCTAAGCCAGAACTACCTGGATACCTCTTTGGTTCTGCTGTTGAACGTGTTTTGGATATGGTTTATGACCAAGACCCACAGGCTTTGGAACGCAGTAATTTCAATGGGTTCTTAATTGGTAATACTATACCTAACCCTATTCCAACAGCTGCTACTCCTATCATTGAGTGGATGACTAATTACAACCTTTATCGTGGTAAACCTATAGTTAGTAGCCGGGATATGAAAAAGGAGACTGCTGACCAATACAACATCTACACCTCCGAAGTAGCTAAAAGTATAGGTAAGGCGGCCGATCTGAGTCCCGCTAAAGTTGATAATTCAATTAAATCCGTGACTGGCTCTATGGGTATATTCTTCCTAAGTGCTTATGATGCTTTTGCAAAAGAAAACGCCACCCCTGATAAGAAACTTACTGACCTCACTCGGTTTACCTTTACAGAAGGTAGCCGAACTCGTAGTGCTGAGGTGTTCTATGATGGTCTGGATGCTCTTGAAAAGCAGTATAACAGCAGCTCTAAGAAAAATAAGTCAAGGAACCACAAAGGTATGCTGAGTGCTAAGAAACAAATTGATGCTCACCGTAAAACCTACAATGGTATCTTGAATGATGAAAAACTGGATGGTGCTACAAAACGCACCAAGCTGGATGAAATCAACAAGAAAATTAATGCTATTCAACGTAAGGCTAACCAAAGTTACCTTAACTACAAATATATTCAAAACCCTCAGAAATAAAAGAGGCTGCCTCCGGGTAGCCTTTTGAATTTCTTAAAGAAAGGAAATGATACACCATATTAAAAACAACTATTACCTACGAAGGTACTGGTTCTCAGGCGGTCTTTGATATCCCCTTTGATTACCTTAAAGGTTCCTTTGTGATCGCCACTGTGGCCGACACAAACCTTACCTATGGTACAGATTATGTGGTCGCTAATCGCCAAGTCACATTATCTTTGGCTCCTACCGCTGGGACTCTTATAGTTATCCAAAGGAAAACCTCAACGGAACGTTTAGTGTCTTGGCAGGATGCCAGTGTTTTAAAGGCTGAGGATATGACAATTGCTCAAGTTCAACAACTCCATATTCTCGAAGAACAAGAAGACTGGATTAGGATTAACAGTATGGTTACCGATGAAGACAGTCGATGGAACGCCTTGAACCATAGGATTATCAATGTTGGTGACCCTATAGACCCTCAAGATGTAGTTACGAAGAATTATGTTGAGAAACTTGGTGATTCCTTTAAGACTCTTTTGGATACCACCACCACTCAGGGTATTAAAAAGCTTGAATATAAAACCCAAGAAGGGCTTCTTGCTCTCGAACAACAAACCTCGTTGGACTTAGAAACACTCGCAAACCTCTCTGATGAAATCAAAGAGATAGCACAAAAAGTCAATGTGTTTGTACCGAGTGTGACGGAAAACATTCTTTCTTGGACAAATGAGGCTGGGCTAGATAATCCTGCCCCAGTGAATATTAAAGGTGAACAAGGGGAACACGGAGCAGACGGTAAAGACGGTGCAGCTGCTACAGTCGCAATAGGAACCGTAACAACAGGAGAGCCGGGAACTACAGCAAGCGTGACCAACGTCGGAACAGATACCGCAGCCGTGCTTGATATAACAATACCCAGAGGTGACAAAGGCACAGACGGCACAGGAGCAGGTGATGTAGTCGCTGCTGCCGATAACACTTTTACAGCTACAAATACCTTTAATGGAGGTTTAAAAACAAAATCCGATATGCAGGCAGTCGGCGTATTGCCAACAGTCTTACAACGAGGGGACTCAAATATTCAGACCTATACCCTTAATAACAGTTTGAGCCGAAGTGTAGTATTTAGAGACACTGGTGATATGACTGGATATGCCAAAACGTTTATTATTTCTGTTTCTCGGTCAGGCGGAACTGGCACGTTCAGTATTGGTTCTAACAATGGCATTGGAGATAATACTCCCACAGTTTACATGATGGATGGTGCATTGCCTGATATTGATGATGGCGAAGTATTGAAAATCGCTATGGAAGTGAATGAGCCTGCGAATGCTATCTTTATCTATATCCTTGGAAAGGTGGCGTTGTAATGGGCTTGTCAAGCAAATTGATATTAGCGTCAAAGAAAGCAGGAACGCTTATAAACTGGCAGGGACGCGTAAGCCTTGCTTTGACATATGCAGGACTAGACGCATATGTATACAGCTATACTCGTGCTTATCAAGATGAAGGAGAAGGCTCTTTGTCTCCCTTACTGCAAACAATTAAAAGCGATACTCAAATTTATAATGTAACTCTTGCAGTAGACCCAACTAACATGCTGTTAATTGAAGCAGCATTGTATTTCTACAATCTTCCGGAGCCTGTCCCTCCTGCGTCAAAAAGGTTTACTGGGTTGTCAAGGCTTATTGTTCGCTCTTCGACAGGCGGAAGTCCTTTTGTAATAGATAATGTGGACAGTCTTTTTGATCCTAACAGTAATTCTTATAATATTTTCAGCGAAGACTTGGCTAATTGGGGCTATACAAACCTGACGGCGGGTCCGATATTAGACTTTCCTTTAGAATTGGAGTGGTACGAATGATACAGAAGGTTATCAAATATAAATACGAAGGAAATACATATGACAGCTTTGCGCAGCTAAAACAGGCGTATCCTTATATCAGCTTTCCGGTCGGAGCAGATGCAGATGTTCTTTCGACTTTAGGGATTGAAAAGGTCGAAGAATACCCACCGCTGGAACGCTGTAAGGAAGTGCTTATTAATGCCGCTAAACTGCGTAGGGATACCGCAGAGGTCGCCCCGGTTGAGTACAAGGGCAATACATATGACTTTGACACAAAAAGCCGTGACAGGCTAGATATTGCGTTAAAAGCATTGACAGTGCAGGGCGAAGGCGCAACAATCGGTTGGGCAATGGCAGACAACTCAACAGCTATAATTACCGCCGCTGATATTATGGGTGTTTTTGTAACCAGCGCAGTCAGAAGTAATGCGTTGCACGAGCGGTATCGAAAACAAAAAGCAGCAATCGAAAAAGCTGAAAGTGCAGAAGAATTAAATAAAATCGAATTAGGAGCAACAAATGAATAATGACAGCCTTCATGATGAAGTATTAAAAATAGCACCTCCGGTCGGAGTATCTACACTCTCCGTGCTTGGGGTGCCTTTGTCTGATATGGTCTATATTACTACCATTCTATACATCTTGGTACAGATTGTTTGTACCATCTATAAAACCATTAAAATAAAAAAGGAGTGATAACTTGAAAGTATCAGAACACTTTGACTCGTCTGAATTTGCTTGTAAATGTGGGTGTGGTGGTATGAATAATGGCGCAGGTGTAAACCATCGCTTAGTTCAAGTTGTGGAAACTATGCGCCAGTTATGTGGTTGCCCTTTGGAACTCTCCTGCGCTTATCGCTGCCCTGACCATAACGCAGAAGTAGGTGGTGTCTGGAACTCCCAACACGTCTACGGTGAAGCCGCTGATGTTCAAACGCCTCCCGGCTATACCCCTTTGGAACTCTTTAAAATCGCAGAAAAAGCTGGCGCAGATGGCATTGGTATTTACGAGTGGGGCGTCCATGTGGATGTTAGGGGGTATGCTGCCCGATGGTAAAATATGACCCCTCTAAACTCGACCAATTAGCAGAGCTGGAACTAGAGGCTCTATTGGAGGGTCTTGAGGATGAAGAAATGAAACGCAGCCCTGCGTTCCTTGAAAAAGTCCGTAAGTTCCTAAAGGATAACCGCTTCGAAACTACTCCAGACAATCCAAAGCTCCCTCAGCTTCAAAAAGTTACCAAGGAGCTACCAATATTTGATAATGAGGTGACTGTAAATTAACTGGACACCTGAACAAATAGAACGTGCAAAGGAGGACTTTCGAGTCTTCCTTTTTATTGTCTGGAAAATGATAGGGTTGCCAGACCCTACACCTATTCAATACGACATAGCGAATACCATGCAGAAGCCTCCCAGTGACCGAATTATCATTGAAGGTTTCCGTGGTGTCGCTAAGTCTTTTATAGCCTGTGCTTATGCCGTATGGACACTTTGGCGAGACCCCCAGATAAAAGTAGAGGTTATCTCTGCTTCCAAAGACCGCTCAGATGCTAATGCCGTATTCATCAAAAGAATTATTCAGGTATTACCTTTTCTTGAAGAACTGCTTCCTCGCAGAGGCCAAAGGGATACCCAGAACCTTTTTGATGTCGGATTAGCTACCCCTGATATTTCCCCCAGTGTTAAGTCCGTTGGTATCACAGGTCAAATAACAGGTACTCGTGCAGACCTACTGATAGCTGATGATGTAGAGGTTCCAAATAACTCCGGCACACAGATGCAGAGGGATAAACTCTCTGAGTCTGTTAAAGAGTTTGATGCTATCTTAAAACCGGGTGGACAGATAATATATCTTGGTACTCCTCAGAATGAAATGTCGCTATACAATGAGCTTCAAAAACGTGGCTATGATGTCATTATTTATCCGGTAGTCTACCCTGAGACCTCTAAGGAACGTGAAGAATATGGTGATAATTTAGCTGACTGTATCGCTCAATTATATGACTCCAACCCTGAGGCTTACGCTGGTTATCCGACTGACCCAGCCCGATTCAACGAAGAAGAAATTGCTAAGAGGCGTTTGTCTTACGGCAAGGCTGGCTTTGCTCTCCAGTTCAAACTAAACACGAACCTCTCTGATGCCGAGAAGTACCCTCTTAAGGTATCAGACTTTATTGTTGCCGACCTTGACCTTGAGGAAGCATCCTTGCAATGGTCTTGGGCTTCTGGAGGCTCTCAGAGGCTCTCTGACGTTCCTTGTGTTGCCCTTAAGGGTGATTACTTCTACTCACCTTTACTACGCTCACAAGAGGTTTCTAAGTACACAGGGACGGTTATGGCTATTGACCCCAGCGGTAGAGGTAAAGATGAAACAGCTTATGCTATTGTCAAGTTCTTGAACGGCTATTTGTTCCTCATGGAAGTCGGTGGATACCGTGATGGTTACACAGATGCGACCCTAAAAGCCTTAGCAAATAAGGCTAAGTTCTATGGGGTTAATGAAATAGTTGTCGAAGCTAACTTTGGTGACGGTATGTTCGTTCAGCTCATAAAGCCTATACTTAATGCGATCCACCCCTGTTCTGTTGAAGAAGTTAAAAACAGCAAGCAAAAAGAACTTCGTATTATCGACACTCTTGAGCCTATAATGATGCGACATAAGCTGATTGTGAATACCTCAGTTATCCGTGAGGATTACCGGGTGTACGAGAAAAACCCTGCTTATTCCCTCATTTACCAGCTAACTCGTATCTCCAGAGACCGTGGAGCCTTGGCGCACGATGACCGCTTAGATGCTGTCACTATGGCTGTAGCACATTGGCTGGAGGTATTGGATAGAGATGCTCAGGTAGGCATGGAGGAACTACTCGAAGAAGAACTTGAGAAGTGGTTAGACCCTGATAGAGGCATAGGTTATATTGAGGAAGCTCCTCTTGTTAATAAGAAAAGGAGTAACAGTCAGGATTTTAATAATTTAAATCTACTAGATGGTTTCTTCCGGAGTTAGCAATAGGAAACTAAACTTCAAGGTAGCTAATTGTTCCACATATAACCATAACGCTATTGTTCCATATAAGTGAGAAAGGGTTCAAAAGGTTATATAATAGATATCTCTGGGTTCTCTCGTGGTAATAGACACGAGTATTCCAGAGGTAACCATTACGACTCCTTTGGTCTCCTTCATTCTCCTAAGGGTAGTAGTTACTTCCTTCCTCCTGAGTAACTACTACCTCTTTTCTTAACTAAAACAAAAGTCAGAACACTAACAAAGGAGGCTACCTACTATTACTAACCTAAAAATAATACTCATAAGATTACTTATTACTATAATAGCCACAGTATTCTTCGTGTGGCTTATTGATACATCTACGACCAACAAACCTAACTACGATGCAATCATAGGACTCCTAAAGGTAGTCCAAATGATGCTCTCTGCAATACTCGGTTTCAACTAAGGTCAGAAATACTGACGAGGAGGAGGATAATTATGACCACTAACAAACAACTCATTATGTCGTTTACCCTTGGGGTTCTCTTAGGTTCCTTTGGATTCTATTGGTTCTCCAAACAGACAACCACTATTTCACCACTACCAACCACCAATAAACAACTATCGACAACCACTAGCCTCTCAGTGACCCCTAAGGATTCACCAGAGGCTCCCGACTTAACTATTACCCAGAAGTATGTCGCTTCCATC